ACCAATGATTACATCAAACCTCTCAAAGAATTTCTTAGGTTCCTTGTAGATACTCTGCCATGTGGAGATGACGACAGGTGCTTCTACATACCTCTCCTTTCCCCCCATGATTTGATGGACATAGTGATCTGCTTGCCACCCGTAGTCTTTGAAGTCTTGCGTTAATTGTGAGACTAGAGAGACTGTAGGTACAATGATTAGGATCTCTCGCTCCGCCTTAAGATGCCAGCGGACTAGACCATAAATGATCAGCGATTTTCCAGATCCTGTAGGCGAGAGTAGTAACTTGCGACGCTGCTTAATTGCCGTGAAAAGTGCTTTGAGTTGGTAGTCGCGAATCTTAAATGGCAGTCCCAAAGATCTAACAAAAGACGCCACTGATTCTGGTGATACATACTCTTCCTCCTCATTGGGTAGACCAAAGAATTTGCTATCTTGGATAGCATACTCGTATCCTTTCTGGTCGAGATACTCTAAAAGGTAATCGTATAGACCGACATAGATCTCTCCTGTGCCTGGAGAGTATAATCGGATCTTACCGTCCCATACTTTTTTTCTATACTGTGGCATGAACTTAGCACCTGGCACTTCAAACTGGAAGTGCTCGCTTAGTTCTTTATGGATGTGTTGCTCGCCTTCTACTTTGAGAAAAACTTCGTTTTTCTTCACGATAGTAATCATCTGATTCCATAATACTTCACAATTTCGATAGTATTCTTAATTGCAAATCCACGACTGTCGATCTGTTTAAGTATCCTATCAATACAATTTATACAAGTTTCGAGGTAGTCTATTTTTTGCTGTGCTCTAGTGAGATCTGGGTCACTATCAATGTACATGTGAAGGTCACCCTTGAGCACTTTGAGTGCAAAAGGTTTTTCTTTATAGACTGTGGCAGGTGCTTTACCAGAATAGTATTCAAACTTCTCACGCAGTAATACCTTGCGCTTTACTTCTGCTTCTGATAGCATCAGTTTGAATTGATTAATAAATTGCAAATACTTTGCATGGAGTCTGGGTGTTTCCATACTGTCGTTTGCCAACAGCTCAGGTAACTCCCTGTGATCAAAGAATCTTTCAGAGTCCTTTGCCCACATCTCCTCAATTTTGTCTAGATTCATTAAGTAAGTCGCTTGTCTCGTTGGTAGGTGACAGTATCTTGTATCTCAAAGCGCATGTATTGGAATGTTACTTGTGCCATGGCATACTCTGTGCCATCTATTGTAGCATTAAATTCTAGTGCATTCAACCCAGTGGGAATCAGTCCCTCAAACTGGACGTTGAAATTCATTTTGAAGTTGCTGTTGAGCACAGACAACGTTGCGTCAGCATATAGATCATCATTACCAAAGAGTGCAGTCATCTTATTTCTAAAATCAATTCTCTCTACAGTATCGTTAGGTGTTCCTAAAGCACGGATCCAGTTGTGCATGATCATGTAGTTAGTCATGTCCTCATCTACAAGGAATGATAACGTAAAAGGATCGTACGTCATAAAACCCTCCAGAGGTAGTGCTCTGTAGGGTGTAGGTTGCTGTTGAATACCTAATGTGATCTGTGGGATGTTTGCAGACTGTGCAAAATATGCAACCTTAGGATACTTGGCAAGGGTAAACCTAAATCCAATAGGCGACAGGAAATTCCTGTTTTCAATTTGCTTATTCCAAGTTGCCATGTGTCATAGGATATCTTGTCCTAGTATTTATAGCAAAGTATGTATATCCAACCAGGGGAATACGGGCTCTATCACTCCAATAAGTCGAAGCAAACCCTCAGCAAAAAGTGCAAGAACAATCCACCCAACAAACACTGAAATAATTGAAGCGTTACGATTATGTTGTCGTATTGCATCATCGATCATCTCCTTGCATTTTTCCTCTGTGACGTAGTTACTCTCCGCCATCGTCAGATCTTTCCCAAAAATCTTCCCAGTCTTTAGCATCACCTTCGGTGATAGTCTCAGACTTCTCTTGCTCTTTTTCCTTGGCATCTAGGAAGTCATCGATGAAGTCTAGATCTTTCATTCTCTATACTCTTGTAAGTGATCAAGTACACAGTTTAGCGCATGATGAGCACCATCGTGCCACTCGTCATGTTCTTCCTCATGCTCATTATATAGTGCTGTCTTCAGCTTGTATATCTTGGCAAGGAGGTCAACCTTTTGCATCCTAGTCCTAGGCATATTACTCTCACAGTATACAGGTATTTAACAAAAAAGCACCCACTAGGGGTGCTCTGACAAGGTTTACTGTGAGGGGACTCTCACACAAGCAACTCCCTACAGATCTTTTTACATGCAGTTTGACTCTGGATATCGCACTCAATTAGACATTCATAATAATCATTCAAGCTTTGCTCCTCTACAGTTTCCTCAAAATGTCTCCACTCGTTGAGTTGATTTCTTGATGTTAGACTGTGCATTTGAATACCTCAAATCTGCTTAACTACTTATGTTTGTTTTGATATCGTAACTAAGTTTCCTTACTTTTTAACGTAACTATACAAAGACAAAAAAAGACCCCCCTTGCGGGAGGTCTGAAAGGACATGTTGGGCAACCAGCGCCACAACATCCAGGATCACATGAGGTTGGTGACCTTAACACGTCTGTAGTAACGGTTAGCGTTAGCGGTGAGAGCACCTTGACCTTGGGTAAGACCTTCAGCGAATGGGTTAGCGACCATTCCGTAACGAGTCTTAAATCCAATTTTTGGTTGGAAGGTATCAGGACCCACAGCGCGGACCATCTGGAGGGGCACATAAGGGCAGTAGAAGAGACCTGCGTCATAAGCACTGCTACCTTTGTAACCAGCCACATAGAAGTGAGCATCGGAAACGTTGGCAGAGTAAGGATCGACGTAGACCTTAATACGACCGTTAAGCGTACCAGCAAGGGTGCTGCTGTTGTCGTCGGGCAGCAACTGAGCGTTACCAGACAGAGCAGGGGTGTAGTCAAGCACACCAGCCATGGACAGAGCGGAAGCCACATCAGCAGAGCAGATGAGGATGTTGCCCTTCCCACGACGAGTCTCGTGACCAATCGCATTCATGTCTCTCTCGATTTGGAAGAGAAGACCTTTGAATTTCTCAACTGACCAGCGACCGTTGGAGTCAACGTCGAGGTCAAACACACCTGCAGTTGCAGTGTTGTTCTGAGCACCAGGACGAGCAATCTTGTAAACAGTACGGACAACCTCACGGTTGATCTCTGCCAGCACTTCAGTGCTGAGGATGTTTGCAAGCTCGCTTTCGGCATCCAGACCATGGACTGCCTTAAGGTCCTGAGCAAGCTCAAGACTGTATTCTGCTTTCAGAGCTCTTGACTTCGCAGTAACGGTGACCTTCTCAATCGAGAAGCCCATTTCGTTGAAGTGGTTAGAAGCGCCATCACCCAGTGTTTCAGACTGAGCAGTGGTCATGCCCTGACCGCCGATCGTGTACTGACCAGCACCATCAGCAAGCAGACCAGGATTAGATCCAGTCTGAGTGTTAGATGCAAGACCGTTTGCACTATTCTCGGAAGAATGCTCGGAGTTAACTTCGTTGAAGAAAGTCTCAACGCCGCTGTTAGCGATGTCTCTGTTGGTGCCCGTTGTGGAGCGCATTGCAAAGATCAGTCCAGTAGGACCAGTCATTGGTTGCACGCCGCAGATGTCATAAGCAATAAGCTTAGGCATGGAGCGTCTGATGAGGCTGATCAGCACAGGGTCGAAACCTGCAACAGGACCAGTGGCAGTGCTGCCACCTGAGAAGCCAGTGCCGCCCAGTGAGTTAGTAGGAGCAGCTTCTGTTACCAGACCGCGCTCTTCCTTAAGGAATTTTTCTTGGTTCTCCAAGAGGACTGAGGTAACCGCCTTTCTGTAGGTATCCTTAATAGGATCGAGCTCATTGTGCTCAAGAATGGGGTTCCACTTTTCCTGGAGTGATTCTGCGTTAAACATTTTAGACTCTTAGGTTAAATGAAAGGGTTATTACTTGTTCCAGCGGGAGATCGCTTGGGCATATGCTGCCATAGCGTCACCAACAGGAAGATTCTCAACTTGGACATCCTCAGTGACAGTAGTCACTTCAGGCTTAGTGGAGAAATACGATTCACGGAGGGTAGAGACCTTCGCACGGAAAGACTCTTCATTTTCAAACTCAACAGCTTCCGCCAGGGATACAATCTTCTCGCGTTGAGCGAGTGATAGTCCCTCAGCGATCTCTGTCACAATCCCATTCTTGATATAGGTGCCGACGCTCTTATTAAGCTCGACATTTTCTTCAATAGACTCGTTGAGTTTTGTTTCCATTACATCGAGTTGTGTCTGAATTTCTTCTACAACATCAACTTTTTCTTCGGGGAGATCAATATAGTTCTCCACGAAAACTTGCTTGAGACCTGCAAGCATGGACTCAGCCATTTCGGTTTTGATACCCTGCTCAATGGCGAGCTCATTCTTTGTCATCCATTGACCAACAGCATAAGTCAGATACTCATCGACTTTTTCTGCGAGGTCGGACTTAACAGACTCAATTTCTTCTTCAAGGACTTTAGCGTAGTCCTCGTGCATACGCTCCAACTCTTCGTTGATGCGTGATACGACTGCTGCTTCAAAGATCGTTTTTGCTTTCTCTTTGAATTCTTCAGTCAGCTCTTCACCTTCGGTAAGAGCAGCAACATCAGCAGAAAGGTCTACTTCAATTACAGTCTCCTGAGGCTCTTCAGCAATCACATCGCCCTCGGGCTCGTGACCTGCCTTTACATCACCCTTAGCAGCAAATTCTGCTTTAGCGCCAGAGGCGTCAGAGGGTTTTGTTGTAGGTGCAGCAGCATTTCCACCAGCAACAGTCTTATACTTATTGCTGTCATCTGTGGGTTTGCTATTCTGTGGTGTTGGACCACCGAGATCTTGTACTCCAGCGAGACTACTACCGTCAGCGCCCAGTTTGGGCTGTGGTTCGGCAGGTTTTGCGCCAGCGGTTACACTCGATTCATCCAGAGTTGTTTCAATCTCTTGTGACATTTTGTCTCCTGGTTTACAAACGTGCGATATTTGCTATAGTTATTTATAGATTAAAGATTTTTGATGAAGGAGTGAAACGCGGAAAGTTTCATCTCATCCAACTGAGAACGGTGGGCGTTATCAATTCTCTGTTTAATCTTCTCGATTCTTTGCTCTTGGATTGCGCCTCCAGCATAGACCCACTCTCTTCCTTCCATAATGCCATTGACAAAAGCGTCAGGGGCAGAAGGATCTGCTACGATATCCGCAGCAGTGGCAAGCATAAAGTCATCAGCGACAACTTTAATACCACCTTCCTCTTTGATAGATCCAAGACCTCTCGAAGATACACCTAGTTTTACACCTTCGTCGAGAAGATTTCTAGCGATGTTACCCATGGGGGTATCGAGAAGTCTTGCCTTACCTACGAAGTTGTTACCCTCTCTTTGCAGAGAAGTAATTAGATGAGACACGCGGTCAAGATTAATAGTAGGACCATCAGGATGACCCAACTCACCTAGTGCGCGACCTTTGGTGATGTATTGCTCGTTGTATTTAGCAACTTCACGTTGCAAAGTTTCGGCGCGATACATGCGACCATTTCTATTTTTGATCTCACCCTGCAAGAAAACACCTTCGATAAAGTGGCGTTTCTTACCATCCTTACCTTCAGTGATCGTTACCTTTGCGGATTCAATCTCCTCTCTGATCAGTCTCATCTGTTGTTTCCTCTGGTGGGGTATCAGTTACCTCGGTCTCTGCAGATGCTTCGACTTCAGGTGTTTCGTCGGGTTCCTTAAACATTGAGGATCCGACTTCTTGCTTCTTGGCGTCAATTTGATCAACCGCTACGACTTTCATAGCAGAATCAACGTAGTCTGATAGATCTTTTTGACCTGCAAACAATGCGTTGACGATCTCAAGCGCGGATTGGGTTGGCATAATTATTAAGAATTCAGTAATACTATTTAGAAATCTCCTTTTTTACGATCCGCAGGATCGATTCCCTGCTGCGCGTATTGATCCATAGCTTGTTGCTCAGGATCAACTGGCTCTGGTTGGAGTGACATTGCCATTTGCTCTACTTCCATTGCTGGCATTTGCATAGGATCAATGACCTTACCGTCTTTGATCTCTTGCGCCATATCCTTATCGATGTCCTTGAATAGGGCATCAGGTTGCTTAAGGATCTGACGACGCATGTATTCCAGCGAGAAGTATTTGCCCACGAATGGGTCCATCTGCTGCAGAAGTGCCATACGAGCATTCATGATCTCTTGCTCTTTCAACT